AAGAAAGATTGTATTCAAAAACTAATGATGAAAAATATAAAACTAATTTAAATGATTTAAATAATCAAAAAATTGAATTGATAGAAAAAATAAAAGGTTTAAATTTAATTAACGAAGAATAAATTATTTTATATCTTTTAATAAACAACAAAAGAGGGAGATTTTATAATGCAAGGAATTTATAAAATAGTTAATATGAAAAATAACAAACTATATATAGGACAAAGTATAGATATAGAAAATCGAATAAAGAAACATAAATATTTACTAAGAACAGGAAAAGATTCTCAACATTTACAAAATGCTTGGTATAAATATGGAGAAGAATGTTTTTGTTTCTCAATTATAGAAATAGTTAAAGATAGAAAAGAATTAAATAATCGAGAAATATATTGGATAAAAATTTACAATTCAAATAATGAAGAATTTGGTTATAATATAAGTGGTGGTGGCGGTAATATAATTTGTTCTGATAGTACAAGAGAAAAAATAAGTAAATCTAAAAAAGGTAAATCATTAGGAAAGACATCTTGGAATAAAGGAATACCGTGTTCGGCAACCACCAAAGAGAAAATAAGAGCAGCAAATAAAGGTAAAGCGAGTCATTGTAAAATAAATGATGAAGAAGTAACAATTGTTTTACAAAGAATAAAAAACGGTGAAAAAGTAAGAGATTTAGCAAAAGAATATAAAGTTGCAGAAGTAACGATTCGTAAATTAAAAAATAGAATGAATGTAAAAAATAGGTGAAAAATAATGGCAGAAGGAATAGTACATAAACATTTAAAACAACAGGGTATGAAATGGATAAAAACCAAAGTTACTGATATTGTAGCAACAGAAATAAAGTATCGTAATATGTATTCTATTGCTGATGTTGGTGGTATAAATTTAAAAAGAAAAGAAGTTAGAATCATTGAATGTAAAGCAAGTAGACAGGATTTTTTAAGAGATAAAAAATTGATGGATATAGATAAATCTTACTATAAGCATTGTCATTATTTTTATATATTAAGTCCTGCCAACATAATAACAGTTAATGACATACCTAAAGAATATGGCTTATTGTGGCTTAATAATAAAGATGAAATAGAACTAATACAAAAGCCTGTAAAGTATACAGGGAGATTAAAAACAATGTTTAATACTTCTTTAAAAAATATGGTTCGAGCTGAAACAAATACTTTAATATATTATTTTGATAACCAAGAAAATAAAGATGAAACGAATGGTAAGTTTAGTAGACAAGCTGATATAATATATGCTGCTATTAGATGCTCAAAATGTAAACACGTAACAAAAGATTTAATACATAAAAATAATACTTCTTTAATTAAATGTAGTAATTGTAAAGAGCAGATAATTATAAAAGATACAAGCGTAAGGGAAATAACAGGGTTTAATAAAACATTTATAGAAAAATTAGATAAATTGAAAGAAAATACTTGACAAATAAAGTCAAATATAGTATTATAATGTCATAAGATTTTTAGAAATATATAACAAGCACCCTTGCTTTAGATTTTTCTAAAGTTATGTGTCTGGTGCTTCGGGCGATTTACCGTCCGAAAGGTGAGGGTAACTCATTTCACATACAGTTCAACACTGCTGTAGAGTTTTAAGACTTGCACCGCTTTGACCTAAGAAGCCCACCACTCACCAAATTCAATATATGGTATAAATACTTTTTATTTTTTTAGTTTCTAATTTCTGTCGATGTGTGGTAATGTAAAATTGCTAAGAGATAGACAGAAGCTTTAAAAACACTTTATTTACTTGTGTTTTTTGTGAGAATAAAGTAAATGATGAATAAAAAATAATGTTTGAATTTAACTTTTCAATGAGTTCGACAGATTTAGTATTTCAAATACTAATAAAACATACTACTATACACCGAACGGTATTGATACTGATATGTTGGAAAGTAAATTTTGGGAATGTAACAACAAATGCGTGTTCCTTACGTATTGATACTGATATGTTGGAAAGTAAATTCTTCCTGAGCTGCAACAATAGTTGCCCAGTTTTCAGTATTAATATTGATATATTGGAAAGTAAATAATGCCACTTTGATAAGTGCTGATGCTTTTTGTTAGTATTAATATTGATATATTGGAAAGTAAATCAGATAAAACCTTTTTTGTTTTTGATTCAATCTTTGGTATTAATATTGATATATTGGAAAGTAAATGTCTGAGAACTAAAGATATTTCTAATCTCTGCATTACGTATTAATATTGATATATTGGAAAGTAAATTACCTCTAATTTGACCAAACTCTAAAGAATCTGTAGTATTAATATTGATATATTGGAAAGTAAATTCAATGAAATATATAAAATATGTTGGTGAATGTGAGTATTAATATTGATATATTGGAAAGTAAATGTTGTCAGGTAATGTTAAGAGTACACTCAATGTTAGTATTGATACTGATATGTTGGGAAGTAAATAAGCAATTTGAGTTTGATATTAATACATTAAAATTACAATTGTAACTTATTTTACGTTACAAATTTAAAATAACTTAAATTCTAAAAATCTTATAATATTAAAAAGGGAGTATTTTTATACTCCCTTTAATATTAAATATTTATTTTCTTCTAAGCAGGTTTTGCATAATTCTTTTAATTTTAAAATATTATCATATAAAATATTGTTTATAAAGTTATCTCCTATTTTTCCTTTGAGCTTACACAGAACAACATCTTTATTCATAAATAAATATTTATTTTCATCATTTATAATACTTGTCCTTTTAAAATAATTATACTTTCTTGGGCTTTCATTTTCATTATGAATTATTACATTACTATGCTTATTCCATACATTAGTGTCATTGTCAGAATATATTTCAGCCATTATCCAATCATTATTCCAGTTATCTATTAAATAATTTATTTCTTCTTTTAATTTTTCTATATCTTCTTTATTTAAAATTAAATTATTTTCAAATTGATTTATTATTTTAAATTTGCTGCCTACATCTTTTAAATTTGTTAATCCTATTCTATCACCTGTATGTTCAATGTTAAACCAAAGCGTGTCTTTTAATAAATAAATAGTAGAATAATCAAATTCAAAATATTTAAAATATTTATTTTCGATATAATTATAAAGTTTACCCAGTTCTTGCAATACATCTTCTTTATCAACATTTTTAATAAGTAAATTATAAATATCTTCGTATAATTGCATACATTTTTCACCGCCTTTTAGTTTTTTATATTAAAAAATAATTTTATTATTAACAAACTTAATAATAAGATAAATTTATTGTATAATTAAATAAATAAATTTAAAGGAGTAAACGTAATTTTATGGAAAAAAATAATAAAAATAAGCTAGTATTAAAGAAAAGCATCGCAGAACTTTCAGATAAAGAAAAAGAATTAATGAACTCTTTATTAGAGCTTGAATCAAAGTACAATTCAATTTCTAAAGTATTAAGAGAAATTGAGAAAAACAATGAAGAAACTTATTTAACAGAAGATAATATTTTTGATATGTCAATTACGATTTATCTCACAGGTGTTATTAAAATAATTTCAGATTATATGGGTGTTGATGTACCTTTGTTCGAAAAGTCTATGGATGACTTTGAAGAATAATACGAAAGGGGAATAAATATGTTTAAGAGTTTTAAATCTTCCGAAGAAGCTTATTATGGGGTATTAAATCTTTTATCTAAGCAAAAAGACGAAGATTATAATGATTATGTGAGTATTCCTACAAAGAAAATCTATAATTTAAATTTTGATATTAAGAAACCACGTTTGAATTTAATTAAAAATTCTACAAGAAATATAAATTATAAAATGTTGTTAGGTGAGTTGTTTTATCACTTACAGGGTAAAGATGATGTTGATAGTATAAGAGCTTATAATTCAAGCTATGAAAAGTTATCTGATGATACAACAACAATCAATGGTATGCTTGGTGCAAGAATTTTCTATTATGATTCTTTATTTGATTTTTATGAGAAAGAAAAAGTAAATGAAGATGGAGATACAATAAAAGAATATATTTGTGACCATATCGTAATTAATCAATTTGAAAAGTGTGTAGAAAAGATTAATACTACTAAATCATTTAATATATGTATTTATAATCCCACGTTTGATATAAATACAATTCACCCTGCTAACATTTCAAATCTTCTTTTTTATATTGATGATAATAAGTTAAATATGAGTGTAAATATACTTAATCTTGATTTTTATACAAGATTCCCATATTTATCATTTATTTTATCAAACTTACTTGCAGTTATGGCAGCTCAGTTAAAAATCAAAGTAGGAAAGATAAATTTCAATTGTAATATTTTAACAACTCTTACAAACAAGTGTAAAATAGACGAAGAATTAGTTTACACGAGTGATGAAAAAATTGAAGATTTTACTTTTTATGATATTGATGAGTTTACTACTATTTTTGATATTGAACTCTTAACAAGAGTACAGGGAAGCCTTATAAATGTAGAAGATTTAAAGAGTAAGTTAGATAGTATCACAAATAAGTATTGGAAGTCTTTAATTGCTGTTCTTGCCAAGTTAAATGTTGAAAGTAATGATTTTGATGATTATATTTTAGAAGAACACAAGCAGATGTTGTAATAAAAAAGAGAGATTAATTCTCTCTTTTTTATTACTTACAAATATGTTGACAAATGATAAAAAATATGATACAATATAACATATAAAGGAGGGAAGTTGCTATGAAAAGAATTATAGAAAACATAAATAATAATAAATCTTATTCCATTGTTGACATTAATTATTTAATATATAATTATTCTTTAGCGAAAATATTTTCAAATTTGAGAGTAGAATTAAGCGAAGAAGCATTACACTTTATTTTAACTAATTATCCTAATACAGAAGAAAACTATCCGCAGGATTTGTTGTTTAGAGGAATATATCGTAGAATAAATAATAAAATTTCATTGATTAAAAATCAACAAGTAGAAAATTCAATAGATTACATTTTAAATATTTTGGGTATAGAATTGGTTGATTTTGTAAATCTTTATATAAAAGAAAACCTTGCTATATATAAGGCTGCTTATGCTATTGATTTTTTCACGATGTTTTATTCTATTTTAACAGAAGATAATAAAAACAAACTTTATGATATTATTCTTTTTAAAGACATAAAAAAACTTTTAGAAAACACACCTAAAAAGAATGATTTTAATTTAGTTACTTGCTGTAAAGAACGTCCTGAAATAAAAGATTTTATATCTAAAGAACGATATGTTTATTATGATTGTATAAATGATGATATGTTTATTCAAAAATACAATATAAATGAAATACTTTATCTTTTAGAAGGATGTATAGATAATCAAGAAGAAATAAATAATTTAGATGCACAATACATAGTAGGAGAAATAATAGGGAAAGAAGGTTTAAAAGATGTTTCAGAAGAATATAATGATTATTTATCTTTATTATGGAAATCTTTAGATTTAAAAAAAATAACAAGAAGTTTTTTAGAAAAAGATAAATTCTATGGCAATAGATACGCTAATTTTCTTAATCTATTTAAAAATATTTTTGATGAAAAGATGGAAAAAAGAATGTTAAAGAAAGTTATAGATAGAGTAATTAACGAAAAAATAACTAGACCAGTTTTAAAACGTATTACAACTGATTATGTATGTAAATATGAAAGTAATCAAAAATATTTAAATGGTGCATTATTGATGTGCAAACTAAAATAAAGAGGGTGTTTTCCCTCTTTTTTATTGACAAAATATAAAAAATGTGGTATAATATACTTAAATAATTTAAAGAGGTGATTACAATTGGAAGAATGTTTTGAATATAAATATGATTGTATGAGTGTATTACCTTATAATTTTAGCATTGTAGATAAAATAAATTCAAATAAAGAAAAGAGAAAAGAACTTACTTGGCTCTTAAAGAATAATTTTTTTACATATTTACCTTTGATAAAAAGAGAATTTGAAGATAAAGATATAAAGTATGTTCTTAGTAATTTGGAATTTAATGATAGTGTCTTTATTTCTAAAAAAGAATATGATGATTCTCTTATTGAGGGTTTTATAAAACAAGAAATATCTTTTTATAAAAACAATAATATGTATGATACAAAATCTTTTTCAGAGTTGAAAGATACTCACGAAAAAGTACTAACATCTTTATTGAAAGTTTGTAACAAGTGGAGCGTTGAACAAATAATAAAATATATCATTAAGAATAATGATAATGTAAAATACAAATACAAGCAAATGCTTTTCTTTGTGTTGTTGTTTAGAGAATATAAAGAAATATTAAAAGATTATCTTGTTAAGAGCTTAGATAAGTATATTAAAAAATTTAACAAAAGATATCCTTGTAAATCTGAAGAAGATATTGTTGATTATTGCTTTGCGTTATTGGCGATAGACGAAGAAAATATTTTCTTAGACTCATTAGAAAAAAATATTGATTTTGCAGTTGAGTTTTTTTGTGAATTTAATTATGTAAGTTATTTTTATCTTTATAATTTGTTCTTCTCTTTTGAAGGATATGTAAAGTTGAGAAGTATTTACAAAAAGATAAAGCCAATTTTTCTTGGCGTTGATACAGGGAATAATCCGTTTTTTAATAAGCGGTTAGTATATCACCTTCGTTTTCCATACAATGATATGATTAAGTTTATTATTACTGCTTCTGAAACAGAAAATGTTCTTACTGAGAAAATCAATAATATGTATTCTAGTAGGTTTTATATAGAGGATTTTGTTTTTGAAGTAAGAAGTATTTATAGAGAATTTGATATTTCAGATTTTTTACTTGAAATAAGAAAAAGACAAAATGAAAGCTTTGCTCATAAATCTTTTCTTAACTTTTTGAAAATATTTCATATTATCTTTGACGAGAAAGAAGAAAGTAAAGCTATTGCAAAATTAAAAAATTCTTCTTTTAAGCGAAAAGATGTAGAATATATTATAAATAATTATAAATTCTTATATAAGAAAAACCGAGAAAGATGCTTAAAGATTTTAGAATGTAAAAAGAGGTGAGATTAAAATGAAAAAGGCATTATATGATGAGTTCTTGCAAAAATCAAGATATGAAAATAATTTTACTAATTTTGCTACTTTAGATGCAACTATCACAGAAGCAGAAACTTTTATTGATATTCCAAATATATATAACGGTATTAACGAAGTGCAAGAAATAAATAATTTAGATTATACTAATTTAGATTATTTAATAAATAATTCTTTTATTAGTTATATTTTTATGTTTTCTGAACCGTTTAAGGAAAATAAAAGAAAACATATTTTAAAAAAAATTCATTTTAGTTGTTCTTTTTTCTTACCATTAAAATCAGAGTATCTTGGAATAAAAAATGTAAAAGATTATTTTATAGATAACAGGGAATATTTGTCAGGAATAAATTCTTTATATTTTGAAGATTCCTCAAGAATGAAGGAATTAGACAAAGACATATATCAAAAAATGTTGTCAGATTTATTTGTACAACAGATGGAACAACTTTTTCAAATGCCAATTAATGAAATTGTTGAATATATGTTAAAAAACAATACTAATATAAAAACGATATCAGAAGAACTTTTTAATTTTGTATATATGTTAGTTCCGTATATTAAAAATTCTAAAGTAAAAACCTGTATATTAAAAATGTTTGAAACTTGTTGTAAAGAAATAAACAATGAATTTCCTGCTTGCGTAAAATCTGGATTAGTTCATTTTGTACAGATATTACTTATGTTATCAGAAGAAGATAGAGTTTTAAATAGTTTTAAAAACGATAAGATTTTGTTTTCTTTTTTAGTAGAGCAACATCGCATTATTGGTAATTATAAAAAATTTTATTCAGCAGATGGATATTTGACATTGTTAGACCTTGTTGAAAAATTAAAAGAGAATGTAGTTATGTGTAATGATGAAGTTCATAATTATATGAAAACAAAAAAACGTCAAATAGAATTTAAATTTACACCTTTAAATATTATTTTAAGTTTTGAAGCTTCAAATAGCAACTATTATTTTGATTTTATAAATAAAATAAGTAATATTACTTCTGAAAAAGAGGTTAAGATATTAAATAAGATTTACAATGATTTTGATATTACTGATTTTTTGGAGAAAATTAGAAAAAATATATATGAGAATTGTCCTATTTCTTTTGTAAGTTTTTTAAACTTCTTTAAACCTGTTTTTACAGAAAAAATAGAAAACAATTATATGAAAGAAATGAATAAAAAAGCTTATAATGTAAGATTTTTTTCAAATGTAAATAACTACTATACTTGGAAATTTCAAAGTTCTAAGAAAATTTTCAAATCATACTATATGTACAAAAAATTAGTTTGAAAAGAGTGATAAAATGATTTTGCAACTAGGATATGATATAAAATATGATGAAAAGGCAAATATGCTACCATACAATTTTTTTATGGTAGATAAAATAAATAAGGATAAAATAATAAATAATGAATTATTACAATTATTAAATAAATCATTTTTTCTTTATTTACCTTTAATGAAAACTGTTTTTTCCGAACAGAGAGTAAAATATGTTCTTGAAAATTTAAAATTTGAAGATGGTGTTTTTTGTTCTGTAAGTGATAATAAAATAAATGAGTATGATGGAGAATATATAAAAGGTTTTAAAAAAAATAAAGTATATTTTCATAGCATCTCTAATATTTATAATTCATTACCTGAAAATGATATTATCAGAAAACAGACTTTAACTTCTTTAATTAATATTTGTAATAATTGGGAAGTTGAAAAAATAATAGAATATATTTTTAAAAATAATAAAAATATACAAAAAGATACAAGACAATTATTTCTTTTTGTAAAGTTGTTTGAAGACTATAATACAATATTAAAGGACTATGTTTTAGATTACTTTAATAAGTTTTATTCTAATTTTAATAAAAACTTTCCTTACGATAATATGGAGTGTCAAATTATTAGTCTTTTATTATCTTTATTAGTTATTGATGAAGAACGTGTTTTTTTAAGAGCGTTAAAGAATAGGATGTTTGCATTTAATTTCTTTTGTGAAAACAAAAAATTTGATGGGGTATTCTATAACTACAATATGTTTTTTTCAATAGATGGATATTTAACAGTATTAAGTATCTATGCAAATATGTATTTGGTTATGGACACTGAAAGTACACATCATATAATGCAATATATGAAAGTTAAGATATATAACATAGCATTTAACTTCAACAATCCTATGCGTATTATAAATTTAGCGGTAGATAAAAGTGCTTTTACAAAATTAATAAATGATAGCTATTTTTTAAAGAAATATGATGAACCATCTTTAAAGATGTTAAAAAAACTTTATGAAAATTTCAATGAGTTGGAATTTAATAATTATTTTAGTAAAAAGTTTTTAACACAAGATGCACAAGAAAAATTAGTTCTAAATGCACTTAAGCTTTTCAAACCTATTTTTACTGACATCGAAATGGAAAAGATGTTTGTAAAAAAATTAAAAGCAAAGAGTGTTAGTAGTGAACAGTTAGAAAGAGTATTAAATGATTATGTTTTTACTTTTGAAAAGAACTATAAATACTGTTTAAAACTTTTAGAAAGGAAGAAGAATAATGCTTGATTTAACTATTCCTATAAGTGATGGTTATAACATTATAACAATAGATTTAAATAATTCTAATTATACTATAATATGTTGTGATGATGAAAAAGGTTTCTATTTAAAAGATATGCCACCAATAACTTATATGTTAAATGATATAGAAATGGTAAATAATAATAAATATGCTAATATAGATAAGTTGTTAAACAATGATTTCTTTAGCTATATGTTTTTATTTGCAGAACCTTTTAATAAAAAACTTTCTAAACATATTTTAAAGAATATGCACTTTTCTCCATATATTTTTTTACCAGTTTGTAGAATGTTCGATTTAAAAGATATACGGAGAGTGTTTTATGATGGTATGATGGATTTTTGTTGTTTGAAAATAACAAGATTATGGAATAATGAGTATAATGAGTTGTGTTTTGACAAAAAAACGCAAGAATTATTAACTATTATCATCAATAAAATGCAGTGGCTTTTTCAAATGTCCGCTGATGAAATTGTTACGTATGTATTAAAAAATAACAATAATATTCAAATAGACGAACTTGAACTTAAAAATTTTGTTTTTATTTTTAATAAATACTTTGTGGCTAATGACGAAAACAAGAATTATATAATCAATCTTTTCAATAAATGTTGTAATAATATTAAAAAGGCATTTCCTGCGTGTAAAAGTTCAGGTATAGAAGATTATATATCTATAATGTTAATGATTTATGAAGAAGATAAATTACTAAAACAATTAGAGAATGATTATGTTTTATTTTCATTTTTAAAAAATGAGCAAAGATTGGCTTTTTACAAAGAATATCCTCAATTCTTTTCAGCCAGAGGGTATTTAAAATTAGTAAAAATGGAAAAATCTTTAAGAGAAAAAATAGAAGTTGATAAAAAGTATAGCTATATGAAAATGTATCTTGAAGAATATTCGGTTATAAGTCCTTCTAATATTATTAATGAAATTGCTCATAATAATTCTTTGAAATACTTTAATCAATTTATGTTGCAAATGGAAAGGATAAATTCAAAAGAAGAAGTGGATATTGTGAAAGGATTATTAAAGGATTTTGGAATATTGAGATTCTTAAAATACAATAAGAAAAAATCTAATGATGGTTGGCGTAAAATTCATATTTCAAATATGCTTATCGCATTATTAAGTTTGTTTAATTGTGCAATTGATGAAAAAATGGAAAATAAAATTCTTGATGAATTAAGTGATTCGTATTATGACCTTAAAATCTTTACTCATATCGGTAAAAATTACACTTGGAAAAGTATTAAAACGCAAAAATTTTATAAACATATTCTTATGGCTAAGAAAATAACTTAATAGAAAAGGGGTTAAAAAATGGATGTACGTAATATTATAAATAAAAAAATACACTCTTTGGAAGAAATAAAATATTTTACAGCGAATTATGATTTTTTTAATGAATTAAATATTCATATTCCAAAATGTTCTTTTAGTGAAGAAGAATTAAAATTTATAGTAAGCAATTTAAATTCAAGACAGTTGGAGTTGAGAATTGTTCATGCTCATTTAGAAGATGATGATAATAATTTTTCGTATGCTATGCAAACATTTGTGGAGAAATTTAAATATAGATATAATACTAATATTGATTTTAAAGAGCTTGTAGAGTGTATGGTGGATAATAATATAAATCTGTATGACAAGTACACAGCAATGAATTTTATCATAGACTTCTATGATTTTTTATCTGCTGAGTATTTAAATAAAATTGTCAAAAAAATTTTGATAAACTTTAGCGAATTTACAGATTATAAATATCTTAAATTTATACTTATTTTAAAAGACGAAGATTTTGATTTTCTATTAAAACATAACGCACGGTTGCAATCGTTTTGTAATGATGTAGCATTTTTTGAAATATTAAAATCAATTTCAAAAGGTTTGCATTATGGTGAAACATATAGAGATATAAATGTGAGGACAATATTTAGACTTTTTGAGTATTCAAAGAAACATTATTCTGTTTCTTCCAATAAAGATGTATATCTTTATTTGTTAGACAGAGTTATGTATGCACAAGATGCTGAAATTTTGAAGAAGAATCATAAAGAAGTATTTAAGAAAATTGGGCAAGTAATATCTTTGTCATTAGAGTATCAAAGAATGGGAGATATAATGTTTTTTAAAAATAATTTTTTCTTGAATAATGAATGTTATAGTTCCAAAAGAAGAAATGAAAAAAGAACGTGTTTTTATAGATTTTTAAATATTATGAGTGAATTTTTATCAGAAAAAGATGAACTTAAAATACTTAAATCTTTAAGATACAAATACTGGGGTTATGACAATTATGAAATAAAAGAATTATATAAAAATTGTAAGTTTAGTCATGCTGCTTCAACAAAGTATTTGAGAACACAAGTTTTTTTACTTAAATTAAATGTAGATGCGAATGTTTAAAAATCCTTTATTTTTTTGTATAAGAAAAAAGATAGGAGGATTCATTATGAAGAATTTTGTACATTTGCATACACATTCTGTGTTTTCATTATTAGATGGATTAACAAAAGTAGAAGATATGGTGGATAAAACACTTAAGCTTGAATTGCCTGCTTCTTGTATAACAGACCACGGAAATATGTATTCTTTTGTAAATCATTTTAAATATGCAGAAGAAAATGGTCAAAAACCAATAGCAGGCTTTGAAGCTTATGTTGTAAATGATTTAACGGTAAAAAATAAAGACGAAAAAAGAGAGCATTTAGTATTATTAGCTAAGAATAATGATGGCTATAAACAAATGTCTAAAATATGTAGCATTGGTGCTACGCAAGGTATGTATTACAGACCACGTATTGATGACAAAATAATGCAAGAAGTTGGCACTGAGAATCTTATTGCCAGTTCTGCTTGTTTTCTTATGAATACCGATGTAATAACAAAACGTGGTATAAAACCTATACAAAATGTCACAGAAGAAGATTATGTTCTTACGCACTTAGGAAGATATAAAAAAGTTAATAAATCATTCAGTATGTTGTACAGCGATGATATTTATAATATACGTTCAAATAGTTTTCCTATCAATTGCACCAAAGACCATAAATTCTTAGTCGTTAAAGATAATAATGTTGAATGGAAGGAAGCACAAGAATTAACTGAAAATGATTATTTGCTTCAAGTTGTAGAAGATACTGTTGATAAGTTTGAAGAATTAGATGTATCTTTTCTTAAAAAACAAGGAAAGTTAAAAAGTTATACAATAAAACTCACTAATGAATTTTTAGAGTTTTTGGCAATATATTGTGTAATGGGAATAGATTCAAGTGCTGCCGTATCTTTTATTGTTGATTGTGAAAATATTTTATTAATAAATAAAATTACAACGGAATTAGAAAATTTAGTAAATATTCCATTTACAATAGTAAACAACTTAGAAAAAAAACAAGTAGCAATAACTATTTGTAGTGAAGAAGTAAGTAGTTTATTAAGGTATTTGATGGGAAGTAATGTTATTAGTAATTCTAATTCTAAAATGCTCCCAGATATTATTAAATGGTTATCTTTTGATAAACAATTGTTTTTTTTAAAAGGGTTTATAATAAATAATAGTTCTTTTGAAGATGGTAAAGTAAGTGTGGTATTATATTCTAAACAGTTATATTATGATATATCTCATATGCTTGCTAGATGTAACGTATCACATACGGTTGAAAGTCAAAATAGATATATTGATGACTTAGAGTTTTTACATAATGCTACTTTTACTGTAACTATTGAGGACGAAGATTTTATAAACTTTTTATACAATGGTGAAAGTTTTAGATTAAAGCATTTTTTTGAAGTTGATGGAGTAAAATATATAAAGAATAAAATCCAATCAATAACTGCAAATTGGGCAGAATTAAACGTATATTGTTTGGAAGTAGATGAAGATTCTTCTTTTGTAGCTAATAATGTAGTTACACATAATTGTCTTGCAGGTAGAATACCTAGGTGCTTGCTAAAAGACGATATAGAAAAGGCTGAATACTGGTGTAAGCATTACGCTCAAATGTTTAAAAATAGCTTTTATTTGGAAATACAACCTACTGAGATACCCTCACAGGTAAAAGTAAATAAAGGGTTGATTGAACTAAGTAAAAAATTGGGCATACCTTTAATAGCAAGTACGGATGCACATTATTTAAATAAAGAGGATAAAGAAACTCACGATGTGTTGCTTTGCTTGCAGACTAAAGATTTATTAAGTAATCCTAATAGATGGACTTTTGAAGGTAACAGCTATTATATAATGTCTTATGAGGAAATAATAGACGCTTTTAAAAAGAATGGTCATGAAGAATTAGACCAAGATGCTGTATTAGAAGCAATTCATAATACAGTTGATGTAGCTAAACAATGTAATGTTCATATTGATTTTGGTAAACATTATTTGCCTAAAATAGAACCACCTAAAGATGATGACAATTATAATAAGCAAGTAGAAAAAAAATTAAAAAGAGATAAAAATTTTAAAAGTGATGATGCTTCATATTTAAGATATTTATGTTTGCAAGGATTAAAAAGGAAATTGCCAGACCTTGACACAAACCTTGAAAAAAGAAAAATCTATTTAGATAGATTAAATCACGAATTAGAAGTAATTGAAACAATGGGTTTCCCATCTTACTTCTTAATAGTTGCAGATTATATTAACTATGCAGATAAAGTTGCTAAAATGGGCGTAGGTCCTGGTAGAGGTTGCTTTACTCCTGATAATTTAGTTAATACTGAAAATAGAGGGTTAGTAAAAATTGCAGATGTAATTGTAAATGATTTGATAAAAGGTCATGATGAAAAAACTCATAAAGTAATAAATACTTTAAATTATGATTGTGATGAAGAAGTCTTGCAAATATTTTCAGAAGATGGTAAATCACTTACACTAACAAAAGACCATAAATTATTTGCTATCAAAAAAGAGGATTTTGATAAAGGGATAAGAACTCCTCAGTGGTATGGAGCTGATGAATTAAACGAAAATGACTATATAGCCGAATTAGAATAAGGTACTCCTTGGGGAGTACCTTTTTATGTTAGTTTTATTAACATAGCAAGATTTTTTAATGTCTTATTGTTATTTTTTTTTGCCAATGATAATAATTGTTTTTTTCTATGTGTCCTTATATTTTCAAAACTATTATTTGTTTCATTAAGTAATCTATCAATACAAATATTTTTTTGTCGGTCTGTAAGAATATTTTCAAAAAATAAAATCATACTTATATAATAAAAGTAATCATTATGTTTTTCTACAATAATATCTTTTACACAATCAGAAAAATCTACATTCTCATATTCCCTTGTATGAAACAAGTATAAATTTATTCTTTTAAAATAAATGTTTAAAATTCTTTTTCTGAATTTATCAGGAACATTCCAATTAATTAAACATTCTTTTATTTCTGAATTTTTCATACCACAAAATATATTACAAATAAATATTTCATCATTTTTAAACTCAGTATATTTTAAAAACATATCATATAAATCATATTCTTTTATAATATGCGGTGTGTTATTATTCTTTTTTATACCATAAGTTGAAAAGAAATTTAATATATTTGTTCTACTTTTTATTTTTTCTTCAAGTGTTAATACTTTTATTTTATTTATAATAAGATAAGCAAGTTTTTGTACAAAATTTTCAAACAGCTCTTTTTTCATATACCAAGCCGATAATGCAGACATACAAAAATTACACTCATAGATACTTAATTCATTAATCTTATTTAATAAAAAGTCAAAAAAAGAATTTTCTGAAATAATATGATTTTTTCCAAATAATTCTACATCAAAATAGAGTTGATAATAAACTTCCATTTGTTCAAAGAGTTTAAGTAAATCTTTTCCACTTATATATTTGTTTAGTAATTTACAAAATTCTTCTTCTGGCAATTTTTCCACCAATGATAATAAATAGCGTTTTTTATGAAAATTCATATTATCTTGAATAATATTATTTAATTCTTCCTTAGTATATATTTTTTTTAAGTTATTTTTATCATCCATTACAAACACCCTTCATAATAACAGTTAAAAGGCTGTATTTTTATCATATAAGGGTTTGTTTGATTTGTGGTATAATTCTTTGCCTAAAAATAAAAACGTCTTATAATTGAAAATACAGCCATTATTTAGTTTAACCTATTTTTGAAGCAACAACATTTCTTATATGCTTCATATCAACAAGTGTTATATCACATCTTCTTTTTGTGAAAGATTCAATGTATTGTAATTCTGCAACATTATTACAAAGAATAGCTTTATCAAGAATCCTTTTAAGGTAAAGGTTAAAAGCGTATCTAGGAACTCTATCACCTAAGTTTACAATCAAGTTAATGCACATAATGTAATTACAGTTATTAAGACAACCACTACGTTCCAATGCCTTATAAATAAGACTTTTTTCTTGTGAAGTAAGATGAGAAGCATCTGCTTTTCTAAAAGGCGTACAAGAAAGATATCTTATAATTAAATTGATATCAGTAGTTGGAAGTAAAATTGATGTACTTGGCATCTTTGCTAAGAAATTATCATTTACATCAGCAGGGTTTCTTAAAACCATATTAACAAGTCTTGGCATATTATGAAAAATGTAATTAACATCCTTATCATCAAGAAGTAATATGAAATTCTTTATCTTTGCTTCGCTATTAGTATCTATACCATTTTGTGTACATTCTGCAAGGAACAAGTCAATAACCTGTATTAATATATTTCTGCTCATATATTCATTGCAGTAAGTAATTGTATCGCAAAGGTTTTCTACCTGATTTTCTTTTTTGCAATAGAAAACTATGAAACTATATATAGCTTTCCAAACTTGTTCTGTGTCCTGATTTACAATTCTTTCAAGTGCTTCAATAAAAGCGATACCATTATTCCTTAAAATATTATTAAGTTCTGTATAACTAAGCTTATTTGCAATTAAGTTATAAACCTGAGTGCCAGTAATAACTTGAACTTTTTCAAGTGTGTTTGCAATGATATATTCGTTATTTGTGAACAATTCATTCAAAGCACTTGAAAGTTCATTATTAGTTGTTGCTGAATTTATTTTATTAAGAATGGTTACATCATATTCACTAATTACTGAATAAGAGTTTTTTGGTTCTACTACATTAGTAGTAGTTTCGTCATAATCATTATAAGCTGTGTTGTGATTTACAAGGCTCTTAAAATTACTTACTATTTTCTTAAAGTTCAACATATTTATATCCTCCTTAAAAGTGTGTTTGTGTTTTCTTTATTTTATGTTTATATTATACTATGTTTTTTATAATTTGTCAAGCTTTTTTTCTAAAAAAATGAAATATTTTTAAATTTGTAACACAAAAAGAGTTATAATTATAATTTTACAGTTACAACTTTTTCAAAAAAAGTATTGACAAAACATAAAAAAAGTAGTATAATATAATCACAGAAATAAAAAAGTACACATTACACAATATTAAATAATAAAGGAGGATTTTATATGTATGGTATTTTTTTAAAGAATGAAGATGGCGAAGAACTTAATTATAGGACACTTAAAACATATTTAAACGCAGCTAAACCTAAAAACCTTTACAATTATGTTATGGAAAAGACAAATGGTTTTGTATTCTATTCTATATCATTTTATGCAGATGTTTTTAAACAAGGTAAGGTTGATAAGCGTAAAATGAGAAAAGATTTACTGGATATGTTGATAATTGGTAACACTCTTAATATTGACATAAATAATATGAACCTTAGAATAAATGGAGAAGAAGATTTTGTTAAGCTGTATAAATCTAATTGTTTAACTCTTGAAGATATAACAAGAATTTATGAAGCAGTTGAAAAATACTATCCTGATTATTACTATCGTTTGTGGGAAAGATTAAGATTTGAAAATAAGGAAGATGCAGAACAGTTTATTTCTATTGTACAAGATTATTGTACTTATCCTTTGTATGCAAAAGGTAATTGTTATTAAGAATAAATCAAGAAAAAGGGATTATAAAAAATCCCTTTTTTTATGAAATATTTTTCTATTTTCTTGACAAATAGCTATGTTTTGTTGTATAATAATATCATAATTAAATTAAACTATCAATTTACTTTATTATTAAAAAGGATGATAAAAACTAATTTTATAAAAACAGGAGCGATGAAAATGAATACAATTAACATTGATGAAGTTACGGACGGACAAGTAGTTGTTATAGATGCCATTTTAACAAACTTAAATTTAGTAAAAGCAAAAAATAATAGTTTATTTATTTCAGGAACAGCTTCAAATAGTAATATGAGTATACCTATAAAAATTTGGAATACTGATGAAGCTACCCTCAATATATTAAAAGATATAAAATTCATTTCTTTGTTAGGAACAGTAAGTGTTTATTTGGGAGCAAAAAGTCTTATAGTTTCAAAATATAAAAAAATAAAAGATTATCAATTAAGTGATTTTATCCCTACATATAAAATAACAGAGGATAAAAAACAATTTGTTTCTGATGTTATTGATAGTATAGAAACAGAAAACTATAAAAAACTTTTATCCGAACTAATAACAAAGGAATATTATAAATTATCTTGTTCAATTTTTAAGTATAATAAACATAATGGTAACTTTGAATACATATATGATTTACTTAACACAGCATACGCATTGTTAAATAATAGTTCTGAATTGTATTCAAATATAAACAAAGAAGCAGTATTAACTGCTTTATTACTTTGTAATATTGGTAGTCTTGAAGCACAAAAATATGATGAATATTTAATTGCAGAAGATTTAACAAAGACGGGGAAATTATTAACAATACCTATTTTATCTTTAATGAAAATTATAGAAACTTGTAATAAGTTAGATATAGATATAAAATCAGAAGATATAATTTCATTAATATCTTTAATTGTAAGTAATAATAATGGAAAGCCTGCCAATTTAAAAGATGTACAGTTCTTCAGACAAATAGTCTATCTTGTAGAAAGTTTTTGTAAAATGGAAACTTCAATTTCAGATGTAAATTAAAAAAGAGAGGGTTAATCCCTCTCTTATTCATCATCAATATTATTATGTAATTCATCCATCATTTCGAAAAAAGTTGGTATTTTTTCTACCTGCTCTATTTTTTCTTCTTTGTTAGTATAAGCTATTATCTTACAAGCAAAAATAAAACATATAACGCTTGCAGCAAATACTATTAAAGACATTGATATTCCTAGTTCTAAAAATCCATAACAACTGGCAATAGCCAAAAACAAAAAAGAACTAAAACTTCCTATTGTACCTGCAATAATCATTGTTATTGCATCTCCTGCTTCGTATTTTTTCATGTTTCTACCTCCGTGTTCAAATATAACAGAATCTTATCTAAACAAGTAGTTGTGTTTATTGTACAGTCTTTTGTTATTATATCATAGCAAGCACAATGTTCACAAATTAACTTGGTTAGTGTTGTTGCCATTTCTGTAACGCTCATATTCTGTATGCTTTCGTAATTTGTCATTTTTTTCTATCCTTTCACATTATACTACATTTTTTAACTTTTGTCAACAAATATATTTTTTATAAATATTATTTAATAAAACTTATCCTTTCTTATATAATAGAAAAAATAAAAAAATAAAAAATTTCAGAAAGGAAGTTTAAATTATGGCAAAATTAAATACGTTTGAAATATCTAAATTACAAAAAGGTGATACAGGAATTGTTGACCTTATTATAGGTAAAGTTGAGTTGAAGGAAAGAAAAAACAATGGTGGTTTATTTATAGATGGTTATGGCTCTAATACAAATATTCCACAAGTTAGATTTAAGTGTTGGGATGAAATTACAGAAACTATGTTTAATGAGGTATTTAAAAAGATAGGTGCTATAAGAATTAAATATCGCTGTGATGAATTTAATGGAGAAAAATATTTGAATGTTTTTCAATATGAAGATATAACAAATGAAGCTTGTGATATTGATGGTCTTATTCCACAGAGTAAAATATCTGCTGAAAACTTAAAGAAGTATTTTCATAGTGTTGTTAGCAAAATGCAGACAGAAAGTTATCAAGCAATAATAAATGAATTATTAGTAGATGAGTTTTTTGAAATGGGTGCTGCACTTTCTTGTCATCATAACAGAAGGGGTGGTTTAGCGGAACACACTTATCAAGTATTAAGTGCTGCTAAATCTATAATTGAAAGAGATAGGTCTGAGGTTTACAATATAATAAACACAGATTTATTATATGCTGGTTGTATATTACACGATATAGGTAAATTAAAAGAACTTCACGCAAATTGCTTTGGAATAATTGATGAGTATACAACAATAGGAAAAACACAAGGACATATAAACATTGGTGTGACTATGATAAATGAATGTTGTGATAAATTAGGCATTGATAAGTATTCAAAAGAAATTATGTTATTAAATCATTTGATGCTTTCACATCACGGTAAAGAAGAATATGGAAGTCCTGTTAAACCTAAAACATATGAAGCTATGTTGTTAAATATATATGATAATTTAAGTGCTAAAGCAGATGCGGCAAAAAATGTAATAGATAAGACGGCGAATGGTGATTGGAGTAGTAAAGTTTTTGCATTAGATAATGTACAATTATTTAATCATATATCAGAATAAAAAGTAGGGTGGATTTAAATATCCACCCTTTTCTTAAACTGAATCATTTTCTATATTATATGTGTTTTGTAAATAAGTTAGATGTTCTATACATTTAGTTAATGCTTCTAATTCTGTATTTCCATATCCATATATATTTATTTTTGCATTGTCAACTGTCGTTATAATGTACTCACACTTCCAAATATAATTTTCTATTTCTGTATATGCGTTTTTACAATTAACTGATATTTTGTATTCTTCATCTGCCTGCGACCAAGGTGAATTAATAAATAAAGCCCATTGTTGCATATCTTCTTCTGATAATTTTTCTTCGTTTTCATAATAGAAATTTTTAAAATCATCAGTATAATAGTTTTCTTTTTTCATATAGTCAAAACTACCTGCTAAATACTTTTTCATTATCTCATCTCCCATTTTTATTATATCATATATTGCTTATATTGTCAAATTGTTTATTGACAAATAATAAAAATTATAATATAATATAGTTGAGGTGATTATATGTATCTTAGAACTTGTTTAGGTTTGGGCAATTTTATGGAAAGCAATTTAGAAACAAGTAATAATGTTGTTAATAATTTGAGTTATTTTAAAAATAAATGTATAGATATATTTACTCTTATAAATTATTCTCCAATTCCATTAGAAGATGTTTATGATTTTTTGATACACTCCTCTTTTAATAATCTGAGTTGGTCACGCAATTGGGGAATTGATTATTATTATGTTAATGATTTCTTTAATAGTATTCAAAAAAAGATAACACTTGTTTATATGCACGAAACAGACCATAGCTTTTATCGTAACGTTTTACAAAGAGAAAAGGCTGAGAAATGGTTCAAAAAATTTGATGAAAAATGTTTGGAAAAAGTAGGTAGAACATTTACACAGATTTTAAATGATTGTATTGCTAATATGCCATTAAACGGCACGACAAATATGCTAGTATATTATTTACTTGCTAAAATCGGACCTACATACATATCAAAAGAGAACATAATAAGATTGTTTGAAAGAATGATGGTTGTAGATGCAGATAGTAAGTTTACAAAATATAAAGAAAGTGGCTATACATTGTTTGAAGATTTCTTGGTTATTAATATTATAGAATATTTAAAAAACTATCCTGAATATTTTATCCCTTATTTAAAAAACAATAATGACAGCTTTGGCAAATACATAAGATATAGCCCAGATAAATTTAATATATTTTCTTTTGCAGAAATAATAAAGGCTAATGATGAAATGTATGAGATATTTTCAAATAAACATTGCCAGACAGCAATTTTTTGTAAATTAGTTAAAGAAACAAATGATTTGATTATAAAGTATAAAGAAGATATAAATAAGCTTCCTATTGAAGAAAAAGAACTTAAAAAGCATATACGAACAGGAAAAGTTGATTTGCTTGTAAAATATTTATTACTTCAAGACAACATATCGTTAGAAAGAGAAAAGAAACTTATAGAATTGCTTCTTAAATATAAAAAGACATTTACACTGGAAAAGATTCATTATGTAATTGATAATTATAATTGTGTTTATGAAGAAAATTCTCATATATTAAAAAAATATTTAATGATTTGCAAGTTAAGGTAGAGTAAAATCTACCTTTTTTTATTGCAAAAAATTAAAAAAAATATTTTTTCTTTATATATAAAGGCAAATATACAAAAAAGGAGTGTGAAAGAACAAATGAAATTTACAAGAATTGTAAGAAAGAAATATCAACAGTATAAAGGTAAGGTTTATGATTTAACTGTTGAAGATAGTCATTCTTACAATATTGATAATTTAGTGGTTCATAATTCGGGTGCAGGTTCTTTAGTTTGTTATGCAACAGATATAACTAAAGTGGACCCCATTGAGTATGACCTAATTTTTGAGCGTATGTCTGCTTAAAATGCGTTCGTTAAACTGGGTGAATTGTCGGGAAACTCCTTAGAGTTTAAGAATACTAACTTATTACAGCAATGTAGTAAGGGCAAAAAGTAATGTTGGAGATATAGTAAGTAAGTTCTTAAAATTGGACAATCCGCAGCCAAGCTTCTAAAAGCACATAAAAGTATAGAAGAAGGTTCAACGAATAGAGAGTGATAAGTGCGATAAATAATCTCTCCAAGAGTGCCCAGTGGATAATATTCTAAGGAGTATTATCTAATGATATATTCTATACTATATGGAAACATATAGAAGTAAATGATAAACACATTTACGATAATAAAAAGTTTTTAAATAAAGACAGAGGAAAACTGCCTAAACAATATTGGGCATTAAAAGTGAACTTAAAAAGGTGTGCTTAATATTTAAGTGCTAACGGTAAAAGTTAAATAAGACTATCTATTGAAGCCTTACAAGGAGATAATAGGTGTATGATTTATAATCATAGGTAGAATATACTTCTACAGACGAAATAACTTTCTAAGAGAGTCTAAGGTGCTTTTAAAGCATAGCTGATAATACCGTGTCTTTAATAAGATGTAACGACTATCCATTTATTTGGAGTACCATTATAAAATGGGAAGTGCTTTTATGCAAAATTGTTTATATAAAATTGTTTTGTAAAGATATAGTCTGATGTTATAGGAAACTATAAATAATAATGGATATTGATGCAGATTTCTGTATTTATGAAGGTGATAAAGTATTTGATTATTTAAATAATAAATATGGGAAAAATCACTGTTGTAATATTATTACTTTCCAAAGATTACAAACTAAAGCAATAATAAAAGATTTAGCAAGGGCTTTGGAAGTAGATTTTAGTGAAGTAAATAAATTTACAGCATCTATACCTGATAAAATTGATGATAAAGATGTACATATAAAAGATTTGGTTGATAATCCTCAATTTTCTTGGTTTTTTAATAAATATCCTGTTATTAAGAAACACGCTTTAAAATTAGAGGGATTACCTAAATCAACATCTCAACATCCTGCTGGTATTGGTGTTGTACCTTGCGAAATAACTGACTTAGTACCTGTTATTCCTGCAAAGGAAACAGCGAGTGGAATGAAAACATATTTATCATCTTTTGAAAAGGAACAAACTGAACAAATGGGTGTAAACATAACTGCACCCGTAAAAGTGGGTTATATGCTGGAAACTGCTTAGAGCCTTTATGCACCTACAATATTTTGTGTTTATTGTAGTCGAAACAGTTAAAGGATTGCACAATCAGCAGGCACGATAAGGTCCGCCTCAGAGACTATGAGAATATCTCAGGTATATAATGGTGACGTTATATATCAACCCCACTAAATAGAATTTATTTCTATGAATGATATAGTCCAGACTGAATATGAATTAACATATTGTAATTCTATGTGGTAATGTCGCACATAGGATAATGACTGAGAAGTCCAGAACATAAGCAGAAATGACTTATGATTTATTATTAAAAGGTATATAAATTTTAAATGATATAAAATAAATAAAGATAGTCATTCTCCCCAAATGGCTATCTTATATAAAATTAATAAATAATATTATATTCTTTTAATTTGTTTTTTACTAATTCAGGAGTTAAATCTTCATCATATCTAACTCTAATTAAAGTTATATTGTGCTCTTTGCATAATTTATCTTTTAATTTATCTTTTTCTTGTAAATTTAAAAGACTGTTTTCTTCTTTGTTATAAAAAGAAACTTCCTTAAAATGTTGTTCACCATCATATTCTATTGCTAAATTATATTTTTCAAAATAACCGTCTAAATATAAATTGCAACTTGTTTTAGGATTTTTTAACCATGTAAATGTTTTTTCAGTTTGAGCAATAATTTTTAACTCTTGTTCAAACAAATATATGCAATATAACCCAATATCAGAAACTGAATTTCCATTTGTTGCAACATTTACAATATTTAATTTATCGCATATTCCTTTTATGTTGCCAAATCTATGTAAATATGTAGGTCTTGAATATTTTGTTTCTTTTTCTAAAATAACCGTATTTATAGTGCCAAACTTATTAGCCAATTCTTGCAACTCTGCTAACAATTCTTCGTCTGATACACTTGAAGCATAGTTGGGTTTTAATCCCATTTCCATTAACATATTTGAAAACGAACCAAACATATTTTCAACATTAGTTTGTGTTATATATCCATCTTTTCTTTGAATTGTTGTATTTAATTTTTCACCATTAGCATAATATAACTTCCACATATGCTCAATAATTTCTTCTTTTGTCTTTTCTATTCTATTTCCCTTAAATAACCCTAACTCCTGTACAGCCTTACTAAAACTGCCAAAAAGTTTTGTTACTATATGTTGTGAAATACCTGTTTTTCCATAAAACTCATTAGCTGTAAATTTTTGTTTATTGTTTTTTTCATAAAAATCAATTATTTTATTAGCAATTTCTTCTTTTGTAATATGAGAAGTTTTAGGATGGTTTACCATTTTTATTTTCATTGTTGTATTATAAAGGTCTATCTTTTTTAAAAAATTTCTAAAACTACCATATTTTTCTAAAAAAGTTTTTTTATGTATTTTTGTTTTTTGAAAAAATAATTTAGAAGTAACAGTACCTTCTTCTTTAAGTATTCGTAGTGCTTCGTTTTTACAAAACTCATCATCAAAATCTTTTATTTGTGACGGTCTAATTTTTCCTGCGTTTGATTTTTTCTTGTCATTTATTATTTTTTGTTTATCATATAATCCTATTTCTTTTAAAAAACAAATAAAAGAATTATTAAACATTTTCATAAAAGTAGGTTTATGAAAATTTGTATATTTAAGAAATTTTTCTTTAGTTATTTCGCCTTCTTTGTTAAAAAATTCATAAGCTTTTTCTTTTGTTTCTTCTTTCGTAAAATCATATATTTTATTGCTTTTTCTTTTTTGACATTCGTATTGCTTTTTTGCTAATTTTGCTTTTGTTTCTTCTGAATGCGAAAAATGTTTATTACCTATTAAAGGGAGTTCTCTTTCGAAATTTATATCTATAATATTTTCTTTTGAACATTCCATTAAAGCATACTTAAAGGATTTAAAATGTGTTTTAATTTCTTTTAACTTAAAATTACCCTCACATTCATATATTTCCCTGTTAATAAAGCCATTTTTTTGATATATATATAATATATCATTTAAAATTTCTTGTTTGATTTGTGTTTCATCATTATTTTGATTCATAAATCAAACTCCTTTCTTATTTTTTATATTTGAATAAAGTTGGGGAACTTTATTCTCTTTAATATATAAAAAAAATAAGAAACAATAAATATAATATTTGGGGGTTAAATTTGACATACTTAAATTAAAAAATTGCTCTACGTTAAGAATTATGGTTAAAGAAATAAATAAGCGTTACAATTTAAATTTAACAGAAGATAAAATACCATTAGATGACAAAAAAACTTGGGATTTAATTTCAAGTGGTAAAACTTTAGGTGTATTTCAGTTCGCTTCTCCATTAGGAATAAGTACTGTAAGAAAAATGCACCCTGCAAATATTGAAGAATTAGCAGCAGCAACATCATTCATTAGACCTGGTTCATCAGGACTTGATAGTTATATGAAAGGTAAAGATGATGCTACAAAAGTTGCTAAAACTGATAAAAGATTAGATAAATGTTTAAAGTCAACATATGGAGCTAAAATAGCATAATTGGTTCGTAAATGAGTAAACTGACGGGGAATTCCTTAGAGCTTTATATACCAACTTATTATAGCAATGTAATAAGGGCAATGAGTAACGTCAAAGGTATGGTAAAAAATATAAAGATTGGATAATCCGCAGCCAACTACCTTTTTTGAGGTAGGGGTTCAACGACTATGAGAATATCTCAAATATATAATAGTAATGTTATATATTATCCTCATTATTAAATTTGTAAAAATTTATAAAGATATAGTCTGAACTGTGAATGAATTGACATTCAAAAGTCTTTAATTATAAAAATATGCTAATCCTGAAAATAATTAAAGAAGCGTTGAAAAACCCAGAGTTAGGCAGAAATGCCCTAACCAATAATTATAATTTTAATTATTGCAACAAAATTGATAGTATTTCAGGAACAAATTATGATGCTTATATCTGAATTACTTGGCGTTTCATTTGGTCAAGCAGATATATATAGAAGGGCATTAGAAAAACCAAACAAAGGAAAAAATGTAAAGATAGTAAAAGAGTTTAACGAAGCAGTTGTAGAAAAAGCAACTCAATTAGGATTTTCTCCAAAGATTGCTGAAAATGTTAAAAACTCTATTATTGAAAACTCAGGTTATTCATTTAATAAATGTTTAGCAGGTAGTGAAAAAATTTATGATTATGAGGTGAATAACTATAAATTATTAGTAGATAAAGAAATAACTATTAAAGAAATGTATTTAATTAAGAATGATATGGATTATGCAAAAGAGCATTATCAAATAACATTAAGAAAATTATACAATACTTATGGTTATGGTTTGGCTTTATCTATGAATGAAGATGGTAAATTAATAAAAAATAAAATTATTGATATAACATTTTCAAGTAATCTTCCTGTTTATAATGTAGAAACAGAAACAGGTGAAAAGGTTAAATGTACATTAAATCATAAATTTCCTACACCGAATGGCAATAAATTATTAAGTGAATTAACTATTGGTGACGAATTATATGTAAATGATAATTATAATACTAAACTTTCAAAAATAAAGAGTATTACTTATTTACATGAAGAAGATACTTATAATATTGAAATGGCAGACCCATACCATAATTTATTAATGAATGATGGTATAGTTGTTTGTAATAGTCACGCTGTATGTTATTCAGTTATTTCATATCAAACAGCTTGGATGAAAATGAATTATCCTATTGTTTTCTATTCTGTTATGCTTGATGATTGTAGTGAAAGTGATTTTACATTATTCTTACAAGAAGCAAAAGCAAGAGGTATTGAAATAGGTTCTCCTGATATAAATAAAAGTAAATATTTATGTCAGATAGAGGGTGACGATACAATCAGAATAGGACTTAAATCAATAAAAGGTGTTGGTCCTGCTGCTGTAAAATGTATTGAAGAATTACAACCATTTGATTCATTAAATGATTTTATGAATAAAAAGACAGCTGCCGTAAACAAAAAAGTATTAGAAGCTTTAGTAAATATAGGTGCTTTAACTTCTTTAGGTATTGAAATTGATGAAGAAGATAAAAAATTATATAAAAATACAAAAATAGAAGAAAATAAGATATATTTCGACAGAGAACAGTTAAAAATGTTTTTTAAATACTATATATTGGAAACAGATAAGAAAACAATTCCTAATTATTTTATACCAAAATCTAAATTTAAGGGCAAAATTCTTAATCAATTTGAGATGGTAATAGAAGAAGATGGAGTTGAAACTGGAATTGTTATTCCAGAAAACAAACTTTCTTTAGTTGAAATAGATTTAACAGAAGAAGAAAAAGTAAGTTATAAAACTAGAAAAAAGCCTAAAGGTGATTTTAAAGATTTAAGTAAATCAGTAAAAATGTCTCCATTTAAGAGAGTATTAATAAATCACGCAGAAACATTAGATAACATAAAGGAAGATAAAATTATTAATTATATTAACGAATTTGAAGCACTTGGATATTCATTTATAGAGCATCCTTGTCAAAAATATGTTAATAGAATTTATGATAGAACAAATCCTAAATCTACTTTCAAAGATATGGAAGATGGTTCTCTTTGCCTTACTTGTGGTTTTATAAGTAATATTGAAGAAAAACTTACAAAAAATAAGAAAGTATATTATGTTGCTGATTTAGTAACGCCAGTTGATATTGTTCAAATACAATTATGGAGTAATCAATATGAGAGATTTAAGAGTAATCTTAAACTTAAAAATCTAATTATTGTAAAAGGTATCAAAGGCTTTAATAGAATATCAGTAGAGGGTATCGAAACTATTAATATTCATAAGTAAAAAGAAAGGAAAAAATTAAAAAATATGGCAATATGGACAGAAGAAACTGATGACAAAAGATTAGAATATGTAAAAAAGGGATATACATCAAAAGATATTGCAAAATTATTAAACGAAACGTTTAATACAAATAAATTTAATAGACGTATGATAGATAAAAGAAATAGTAAATTGAAGCAAACAAGAAAAGATTTAGGTGTAACAGTTAGAAGAAATTTAGAATTACATAATAGTTGCAATTGTTCTGCTCCTATTTATTGTGAGGAACTTGAAGATTTTATACCTACTAATAATAATGATTTTTATGAGGAGTATTTTGATGATTTCAATAAAGAAAACTTCATTCATCCTTATGTAGAAAACATTAGTGATTATGATGGTATAGCACCTTATAATGAATATGGTATTGCAGATAAGTTTAAGGTATTAAAAAAGATTTATAATAAATACACAAATAGTGTAGAAACAGTATTATTTCTTTCTGATTTTCATTGCCCAGAGGTAGATTTAACATTTTTACAGAATGTGTTAAAGAGAGAAAGTAAGAATAATGTTGATTTAATTATTTTAGGTGGAGATGTATTTGATTGCGATTCAATTAGTAAGTTCGCAGATAGAAATTCAGCTACACTTGAAAGAGAACAGAAAAGTGCAGAGAGTGTATTTTATATGATAAGAAAGTATTTTCCTAGTACATCTATTATGTATATTTTAGGAAACCATGAGAAAAGAGTTGAAAGAACAATTTTCAAAATGGATAAGATAAATGCAGACTTTCTTATTAGCACAGGTATTCCTTTCTTAGATAGACTGTGTAATAAATATAATATAGACTTTGTTTATCTTAACATTATTCAGATTGGTGATGTAATATTTACACACGGTTCTAATTATAGCAAGATACAGTTACAGAGTGCAGTAAGAGATTTTAAGCATTTTGTAGCTGAAAAGAAGATATTACCTAATTCAAGTTTTAAAGCGTTGATTATGGGTCACACACATCACGCAGCGAATTTTAGTGCAGCAACAGATACACACGATGTTTTTATTGCAGAAGCAGGTTGTATGTGCCATACAAATGTAAATTATAAATTTGAAGGTAAGAGTGATTCTGTGTGGAAAAACGCTTATGGTATCATTAAATTTAATAAAGGAAAGTTCTTAGTAAATGAATCAAGAGTTTATATGGGAACTGATGAAGAATGCGATGATGTAAGAGATTATTTAGATTAATTATAAAAAAGCTTCTTCTGAAAAATGAAGAAGCTTTTCTTATATAGAAAGGAAAGAAAGAAATGAAAGAGATTTATAAATACATAGATACTGAAACAGGTATTGCAAAATACATTGGAAAAGTTTGTTCTGAAAAAGATTCAAGAACAATTTTAAAAAGACTTCAAGAACATAATTCCAGAGAATTTTGGGTTGGTGAAACTGATTGGAAGATTGAAAGATTAGCTTATGTTCCTAAAGATAATGGAGAAAAGATTGATATAAATAAATTAGAAGATAATGATATAAAGTATATTGAAAATCATTTAATTGGTTTATATGAAACATACAAGTATCATAATAAGAAGTTTTATAAGAGTTCTTATAGCTTTTTAAGCACAAATAAGGACGATTATAAATGGGAAGAAGTTACAACTATAAGAGGTTGTAGAGGACAGTTAAACAAGTATTGTGATTGGTTTATGACTTTATGTAAGAGTAAAAAGAATACGGACAATGCTTTATTATTCTGTGAATACTTATTAAATACTGCAACAAAGATAGCTAATAAATTCTTTAATGATAAAAAGATTGGTCTTACATATAGTTCAGACGGTAATATAACTATGAAATTAGTTGATAAAAATAATGTTAGTACTAATACAATTACTAATGTTGATACTACAAATGTTATTACAAATACTAATAAATCTAATAGTGATAAGATTGCTAAAAGAATAAATGATATTAAAAAGGTTTTATCTAAGAGAAATGCCTTTTTAGAAGATTTTGTTTGGCTTGATAACATTAAGAATGATTTTTGTGCGTATGGTAGAATTATAAAAATTGAAGAAAAAATTTCAACTAATACAAATTATAATTATCCTGATGATAGACGTTATTGGAATGTTAGATTTAGAGCGGATAATGGTGAAGATTTTACAATACAGATTTGGAGAGAAAAGATTGATAAATTCAAGAATGATTTGGAAGAATCAAGAAAGAATCCGAGTACTAGATATTTTATCTATTGTAAAAAGAAGAAGAATAAGAAATATAATGGTATTGTTGAAATAAATGAATTATATAAAATTTAAATTAAGATTAGGGAATTAGAAATAATTCCCTTTTTTTATAAAGAGGTGGAATATTATGTTTTATAAAATTAAAAACAAAGAAAGATTTGAAGCAAGGAAAAAACAAAATAAAAGAATTAGACAAAATCCTGATGATGAATTATATAAATTTGCAAAAAGTATGTATGATGGTACATTAAAAAGAGAAATTAGAGAAGATAAAGAAATTACCAAAAGAATAAAAATATTATTTACTATTTTAATGCAAAAAGATTTAACAGAATTACAAAAGAAATTAATAATATTAAAAATACAAGAAATGTATAATTATTTATTTGCAATAGAACCTAAAGGAATTGAAGGAATAAATAAAATAGAAATAAATCTTGAAGAACTTTATAATTTAGCTGAGAATAAAAGACAAATAGATTATGTATATGGATATGTATTAGTACCTATTAAAGAAATAGATATTTATAACTTTGAAAAATCAATAAGAGAAAAAATTGAAATTAATAAATATACATTGCTTTATAATGATTCTAAAATAGTATTTGCACAAAAATACTACCCACATAGATATGATTTTATTAATATAGTATTTAGAATAAAAGGAAAAGATTGTGTGGTATTAACAGATTATATAGATAAAAATAAAACAAATGAATTTAATCATCAAATAATTGCAAAATTAACTGATGATTATGAATTTTGTAATTTAAGTGAAGCCGAAATGGATTATTATTTGCACGATGCAAATTATGATGAACGTAGTGTATATATACAATATGAAAATAATAAAGATATAGATGGAATAAATAGATTAATATTAGAATATAGAGAAAAATGGGGAATTAACAATGAAAAGATTAATAAAGATTTCAAAGAAAATAAAAAATTTTGAAAAATAGCTAAAGTAATAGAATACAATTTAAATAAAATTGAAAAAAAATTACTGCGAGTAAAGATTTAAAAAACAACCAAGATTATCAATTTTATAAATTAGCAGGTAAAATATTTGTACATCAACTTACAAAATTAGCGTATTGCGATATAGAAATTTATACTCAATTTAAACTTTCTCCTTTGTGTGATTTTGCTCATAGAATAGAAAATTATCAAGATGATGAAATTACATATAGATTAAAACCAAGTGATTTGGATTTTAATTTATTAACCAAATATGTTCCCGAAGCAATAAAAAACAAACATTGTTATAGAGGAATAGGTATTTTTCCTGATAATATTAATATTGATAATATTGTGGGTTCATTAAAATCGGCAATTTGGACAGGCACTGTGGATAGTTGGTCAGAAGATAAATCGTATGTAGATGAAATTGAAACAAAATCATTAAAAGGTAATTTTACTGGAAAACTTCCAATAAGAATGGAAGCAGATATAAAAGGATTAGATATTCCAATTTTTTGGAATATTATTTCAACAAAATGCTGTGGAAATGATAGAAAATTATTTGATAGTGAATTTAATGGGGTTGATGAAATTAAACATATGTTATCAGCAGGGATTGTTTGTAAATAATTATTTATTTTCATATTAAGAGGTGATATTAAATTGGTAGTTTTAGGTTTAGATATATCCTTAAATAGAACAGGATATTTTGTTTTTGAAAGTGATACAATGGAAGTATTGGATTATGGTGGTATACCAAATGAAGGTGCGGAAGAAGATAAATTATTAAATATATATACAATAATAAAAGATATAGTAGAAAAATGGAAACCAGAGGGTTGTGGTATTGAAAAAGAATTTGCAAGTAGGAATCCTGATGTATTAATGAAATTAAGTCATTGTCACGGTTGCTGTTTAATTATATTAGCACAAAACAAAATAAAATATACATATTATCCTGTTATGACATTAAAAAGTGAAACATTAGACGAATTAAAACTAAAAAAAGAAGATGGAACAAGAAAAACTGGCGATGAATTAAAAGAAGAAGTTGCAGAAAAGATATTTGATATTTTTGGAAAAGACCAGTTTGTTAAGCCATTTAAAACTGATGAAACTGATGCTGCAAGTGCTGCTTATGTATATTATAAATTAAAAGGTGAAGATATAGTAAAAAAGAAAAAAGAAGCTAAGAAAAAGGCTAAAAAAAAGAAAAAGGGCGAATAAGCCCTCTTTTTTTTAAAAAACAATACTTGTTTTTAATATAATAAATATAAACTTTTGAAAGGATGGAGTAAGATGTTGGGGTGTATAATTGGTGATATAGTTGGTAGTATATATGAATTTGATAATATAAAAGAAAAAGACTTTCCTTTTTTTCAAGAAGAATGTGAATTTACTGATGATACAATTATAAGTATTGCAATTGCAGATGCTTTAATGGAATATAAACAGAATGGTAAAGACTTTAAGGAAGAATGTATAAATAAAATGAAATATTGGGGCAACAAATATCCTAATTTAAGTTATGGGGATAGTTTCGATAGATGGTTAAAAACAGATACAAAAGACCCGTATAATAGTTTTGGTAATGGTTCAGCTATGAGAGTAAGTGCTATTGGTGAACTAAGTAATAGTTTAGAAGAATGTTTACAATTAGCTCAAATATCGGCAGAAGTAACTCATAATCATCCTGAAGGAATAAAAGGTGCGGTTGTTACGGCAGGTTGTATATATTTAGCAAAGCAAAAGAATAAAGAAATAATAAAAGATTTTGCAAGTAAATATTATAATTTAAACTTTGATGTAGATGTTTTAAGATATATATATGATTTTGATGAAACTTGCAAAGGCTCAGTACCACAAGCAATAAAATGTTTTTTAGAAAGTAATAATTTTGAAGATACTATAAGAACAACAATAAGTATTGGTGGGGATAGTGATACATTAGCTGCTATAAGTGGTAGTATTGCAGAAGTATTTTACGGCATACCTGAAAATATTAAACAAGAAGTAAATGAATTTTTAAATGATGAAATTAGAGAATTTTTAAATGAATATAATAAAATGTTGCAACAATAAATACTTTTCGTTGTGTTATTTTTATAATAAAAAAAGGAAAAGTGTTAATTATGAATAGGGTTTGCAAAAGAGTAAACGAATTACAAAAAATAAAGAAAATGGTTTCAATGTATAATTGGATTAGTAATAAGATAGACGAAGAAAATTTAAAAATCACTGCAAGTAGAAATAAAAAGAATTTAGAATTATTAAAAATTGGCAAGGAATTACTTGCGTATAGGATATATTTAGCTTCAAAGGACATAGATATGTTAGAGTTGCAAATAATTGAATATACCGCTCAACCTATTGCAGATTATCAATATACAGGTACTAAAAAAGATAAGCTTCCTGTTAATTTATTTAAAAATGCACAAGATATTGCAAAAAAAATATTTAGGTAGTTGTATATATAATGGTATAGCATATAGAGGTATTTATGTTGATTTAGATAAAATCGATATTAATAATTTAGAATCAAGTACAGATGCTGCTATTTGGAGAGGTCAAGTAGATAGTTTTTCAATTGATAAAAAAGTTGTAGATAATTTTAAAAATCAAAATTTTAATGGAGAATATATCGAAGGTAAAAATACTCCTGTAAAAATACAATTTACTCCAAAAGACGGAATATACTTCAATATTTTTTGGAAAGAATTAAAAGAAATATATATTGAAGTTTATGATGAAGAAGGAAAAGATATATTTTCAGATACATATAGTGATGTTGATAAAAGTTTTAAAAACGAAGAAGAAGTAGCAGCAATATTGACAGATGGTTTTACGATTTATAATTTAGAAGAAATAAAAGATGAAGTTTTAAAATATAAGAAAGGATAAGGTGGTATTTTGTTACTTACAATAAAGAACAAAGAAGTTTTTAATTCAAGAAAAAAAAATAATAAAAGGTTGAAAGAAAATCCTAATGATAAAAGAGCAAAAATGGCGAAAGGATTTATTGATTTTAAAATAAGAGAAAGAATAAGGACTGAACAATGTATACTTTCAAAGATACAAAAATTATTAAATGCAATGCTTGCATTAAAAAACAACAATGATAAAAATTGCAAATTACAAATAAATATTATAATGTATAAAATACAAGAATTAAATGGTTTTTTTACTCTTCTAAAATGTAAAACGGTAGATAAAATAATTGATGAACACAGCGTAACTTTAGATGGTATTTATTCTTTAGAGGAAAATAAACGAACCATAAACAATGAAATATTTACGATAAAATTAATTCCGAAAGATAAAATAAATCCATTAGAATTAGAAGAATCATTAAGAGATAACATAACAACAAACAATGTCAATTTATTTTTTTCCAACGAATCAAGTGCTATTTCAAGAAAATATTTATTTGATGAGTTTTTAGATAAGAACAATATTGTTGTAGAAATTAAAACAATTAGTAATACCCCATTGTTTTTAAACAAATATATTAATGAAGATATAAATAAGGATTTTCGTTTAATTGCGTATCATTTTGATAATTGGGTTATTGATGAATTAACAGATAATTACGAAATAATCAATTTAGAAAAAATTAAAGAAGAATTAAATATACAACAATAAATATTTCTTTTTTCATTATTTAAAAAATAAAAAGAAAGGATAATTAGTATGCAAGAATTTAAAAGAAATGACATTGTTAAAAATTTTAGACGTGAATTTTTAAATGAAAATGACCACGATTTTATATTTAAAATATTGTATGTTGCAGATAATACAGAAACTAAAGAAAAACAAGTAGTTTACCAAGCAATGTTTTCTAATAAGATGTTAGGTTATGATTATAATGTATTAATAACACCTTTATCTAAATTTACACAAGAAGTAAATAAAAATGTTTATCCTAATATAAAACAAAAATATGTATTTGAAAAATTATAAAAAACAAGTCCTTAGTAAAAAAACTAAGGACTTTAATTTTATTTATGAACTAATCTTTTAAATTTAGCTTGTATAAGACGTTTTGATTTTTGAGAAGCAAATGTTTTTCTGTATATATCATCATTATAATTACCATTTTCTATTTGTTTTAAAACATCCTTTTGATATTGTGATTCGTTTGCTATATCAGGGTCAGACGCATCAAATTTTGACAAACAATTGGAAATTTTATAAAAACACTTCATACATTTTACAATAGTTTCTACATCGTCTTTAAATCCAGAAAGCATATTTTTATAACGACTATTCTTATCATAAATATCTTTTAAAATTTCCATGCTATCACTTGAACCAAAAACACTAGATATATCTGAATTTTCAATCTCAGTTAATAATTGTAACGGGTTAATATTTTCTTTTGTATAATTTGTGCTATTTTCTACAATATCAGTTAATTCTTCTAAAACTACATCTTTATATTCTTGCCCATCATTAAACAGTTGTTTTACTCTACCAATATTTTTTGTAGTAGCAATTAAATCAACAAATCCTTCATAATCTTGTGGGGATAATTGTTCTAACCCATTATCAAACCAAGTTTTATTACTTTCGTCCTGTATAAAATTTTTAAAATTATCAGGATATTCTTTCTTAAAATAATTTAATGTTTTTTTACTATCGCTATTTAACCCATTAAACCATTTTTTTATTTTTTCTATAATAGCATTAGGCTTCTTTTCTTTTTTATTTTCATTAGTATCTTCGTCAGCATCTGCATCAAAACTTTCCTCTTCTTCATTGTTTTCTTCCTCTGTATTTTCTTCGTCTTTATTGTTTTCCTCCTTATCTTTGTACTGTTGTAATACTTGATTGTTTGAATACATATCGTCTAATTCTTCTTGTGAAATTGTATTATTTTGAAGGTCACTTTCTAAGCTATAACAAAAATCTTCTACACTATCAGCCATAGCAAGTGATTTTTTTGTAAAACTATCATCTTGAATTTTTCTTACACAATACAAAAATGTTTCCATTGGAAGATTTCCGTTTATTAAGTCTTTATAGTTATTAGGAAAGTTAATACAAGCATCAATAATTGATAAATCTACATCTGAATTATAATTTAATCCATATTTTGAAAACATTTCGTTGACGATATTTAATTGTTCTCCGTCCAAATCTGTATCAAATTGTTGTTCGTATTTATAAAGGTTGCTGTTAGTATCTAATCCATTTTGAATTAATATTTTAAATAATACCAAAGAACCTTCACGATTAACATTAAAATCCTCATAAATTTCATCTATTTCATTATATCCAATAACATTACCAAATAAAAGAATAAAATCAGTATCGTTTTTTACGTTATCTAATGCGGAAACGCTACCGCCATTATAAACAAAATCTGCTATATCCAGAAGTCTATCTAATTTATTTTGTCCTTTTTTAATGATTGGACTTTTTAATATATTATTTAATACTCCCGTATCTTCTGATATCACCTTACAACATTCAATTGCTTCTTTTAAATCATTACCTGATAAAGAAATATTATTACTTTTTAAGAGGCTTTTTATTCCTTCGTCATTTAATGATTGTTCACTATCTTCTTCATCGTCACTTTTTCTATTAGCTGAGTTCAATCTTACATAATGAATAGTATCAAAATCATAATCTTTTAATGACTCTACTTGATTAAAAGATAAAGGTTTTATGTCATTCTCGCCAGTTAAACATAAATACAATTCTTCTATAATTTCTGTTGATAAATTAGAATCAAGTAATAAATTAAAAGCTTGTGCTGTAATTTTCTTTTCTTGCTTTATCTTTTCTAAAACTTCGATTTGTTCTTGTGAAAAATTTTGACTTGCATATTTTTCTAATTGTTCTTTAGTAAAACCTAAATTTGATAATTCAACAAGATTTTGTATTTCCTGCAAATTGAAATTATATTTATCATCAAAAACAATTTCCATAACTTCTTTTTTTATTTTTGAATAATTGTTTGATAAATAATCCAATTCTTCACCAGAAAACTTTGAAATATTTTCTTTTGTAAAGAATGTACCATTACCTCTTGTAACAGGGTTTCCATTTTTGTTTTTAGGAATATAACTATCTAAAGTATCATCTAACTTTTTTTCAAAAGATTGTGAGGAGTGCATTTGTTGTCCTTTGCTATTTTTTGTATCTATATTACCATTACTATCTAATGGATATAAAGGATTACAAATGCTATTTATTGCATTATTAATGTCATTTTCTTTGTTTGTAGTAATATAGTTTATAACTGCCTTAAAATGTGCTTCGTCTAAATTAGAACCAAAAACTTTATCTGCATATTGCATTATATTTTCATTGTTAAGTGCATCGTGATAAAATTTTCTAGTTTCATCATTTAAATCGTGTTTGCAATACTTTAATATATATTGTAAATCTATACCTTTTTGTAAATCAGCTAATAACATTTTTACAAATGAACCATTTTTCACTAATTCAACATCATTTTTTAAGGCATCAAATATTTCTTTATAAGGAGTACCATCATTACTAATTTTAATATTATCGGAATATAAAAAGAAAATAGTATAAATATTGTCTATACTGTAATGTTTATCAACTACAAAATTGAGGAAATTTTCTCCGTTAGTATAATCATTGATATATTGTGCAAATGCAGATACAACCTCTGCTAATGCTTTTTGTTTTGCAAAAGAACTATCATATTTGGCAATTATGCTTAAATACTTTTTTTCGGCTGCTTTATCATCTATACCATTAATTTTTATTTTCTTTTTATTATCTTCTTCTTCTTTCTTCTTTTTCTTTTTCTTTTTATTATTAGTATCATCATCGTCTTTTGATTTTTCTTTATCTTTCTTATCGTCAGTATTTTTTTCTTCTTTGTTATCTTCTTGTTGTTCTTCTTCATCATTAGTATTTTCTTCGTTTTCTTCATCTTCTATATCTTCTTCATCCTCACTATCATCTTCCTCATCATCTTCTTCGTCATCATCGTAATTTTCTTTATACCAAAATTCGCCCTTAAAGTCATCATATTTTGAGTTATCGTTTTTTTCATTTTCTTCGTCTGTTATTTCTTCTTCATCTTCTGAATCTTCCTCATTTTCATATATTGCTTCATGCTCATCAACGCAATTATTAAGATTTTCTATCAATTTATCTGCAAATAAATGTACAGTTTCATCGTCTTTTGCATATTTGTTATAAGTATTTATGAAAATATCATTAAATTCTTCTTTCAAACCATCAGTAAACTGATTATTAATAAAAGCTTCTTCATAAAGTTGTTTTGTTTCTTCATAAATATCATTATTTTTTAATGCAATTTCAAATAACATTGCATTACGTAATTGTGCTTCTGGCGTTGAACCATCAACTAAATATTTTTTTACATAGTCTTCAAAATTATTAGGATATTTATCTGCCAATTTAATTCTATTAGCAATTCTATTTCTTTGCATTTTATTTCCTCCTATTTTTATTCTCGACTTCCTTACATTTTTAATATATATTTTACAACTTTTTATTAAAAATCAAAATAAATAAATATATATATTAGAGATAATAATAGAAAAGAGGTCTTTTGTAAAAATGGAAATATTTATGTTATTTTTCTTCTATATGAAGATTTTTTTACCATGTATAATTTTATGGTTACTTATTGTAAAATTATTATTATATTTTTTCTTTAAAGAAAAAGATTTTTTCTTATCTTTATTTGAAAACTTTGTAAATTTTTTTCTAGTTTTAAGTGTGATTTTCTTAATATTAACACAAGTATATTTTATACTCATTTAATGAAAGGATGACTTATAATTGGTAGTAGTTGTTTATTGGAATAATTTAACTTATATATATTATGTTGAGTTATAGCTTTTATCAATAATCATAATAATATAAACAAATAGGTAAAATGTTTAATTATTGTATTTTACTTAAATATAAGGAATAAAGAAAGCGAGGTGCTAAACATTTTGAAAGTTTTATGTACAGCAGACATTCATATAGGACAGCAAGCTTATAGTAAAATTGATATTACAACAGGACTTAACACAAGAGTTCTTCATGGACTTGCCGTACTTGATGAAATGATTGATTATGCTATAAATAATAATATTGAGGTTTTTGCCTTTGCAGGAGATTTCTATAAAAACAATCTTCCTTCTCCTACAATTCAAAACGAAGTAAACAAAAGAATAAAAAGATTATCAGATAATAATATATTATCTTTTATTTTAGATGGTAATCACGATGTGTCAAAATTAGAAAGTGCTAAATCAGCATTAAAAACATTTAATACATTAAATATTCCTAACATTATTCATAGTAAATTTTTAAATGAGTATATTTATACTTCAAGGGATAATAAAAAATATAAATTTGTTATGTTACCTACATACGCAACTAAAGAAGAATTAGAAGATATAATAAATAATATTGATTATACTTATCCCACATTATTTATAGGGCATCTTACAATTAGAGGTGCATTATTAAATGATTGGTTAGTTGAAGATAAAGAAGAATATATTGATAAGGATGTTTTTGATAAACCTAATGTATTTGCAATTATTTTAGGACATTTACATAAATATCAAATATTAGATAATTCTCCCTTAATGTTTTATACAGGCTCACCTGATAGGATAGATTTTGGCGAAGAAAAACAAGAAAAAGGTTTTGTAGTTTTGGATATTGATGAAGAAGTAAATTATGAATTTATTCCTAATAATGCTGAAAAATTTAAAACCATAAAAGTTAATATTAGAGATGTTGAAGATAACATTGAAGAATATATTAAGGATGAAATTGCTTTACAACAGAAAAACATTAATAACGCTATTACTAGGATTATTATTGATATGAACACAGACCAGACTTTTGATGACAAGAATATATATGAATATATAAATCAGTATTCACCTAAGTTTATTCTTAATATTCAAAAGAACTACAATACTAAAAAACATCAAAGAAATTCAAATATTACAAGTGACTTATCTATTGATAAAGCGTTAGAATTATTTTTTGAAAATAAAAATAGAAGTGCTGAAAGAATTAAATTAGGTAAACAAATTTGTAATGAAGTGTTAAATGCTGAATGATATACAAGTAAATCTATTAACCGAAGAAGAACAAAAGAATTTATTAGATACAAAAATAGATTTACAATTTTTAGAAGATTTTTTTATTATAAATTTTAATGATTTTTCTTTTAATAATCAAGAATTTATATTAAAAATATGGAATAAATATTTTTTAGAAACTAAAGATAAAGATTTTGCCAGTAAGTTTTTTAATAAAATGAAAAAAAACAATATAGACTTCGATAGGATTTTTAATTACTATTCAAAAGAAGAACTTTATTTATTTAAAAAGATTCATTTAAAACAAATGAATAATTTTGAAAAAAATAAAATTACTAAAAATAGTTTAGTTAAATCTTTTGTAAAAAAACTTTTAATTAGTTATAACGATAATGAAATTTTAGTAAACTATTTTATAAATAAAATTCTTTATAAATCAGTAGATGTATCTCTAATGAATTTATTAGCTTTTTATGATGCTGATTTCAAAAAAAATAATAAAAAAGGTAGTGCTTTTCTTATTGTAAAACATATTATTTGGGATATAGCTGCAACCTACTATATGTTTGATATTTATAATGACGATTATTTTAAAAGACATTTAAATGAAGCTACTAGCAAATTTAAAGATAATACTCTATATTTAGAATTAGATAAATATAGTAGATATTATAGAAATAATTTCAATGATTTAAGCTCTTTTATGGCTGTTTTTCAACAATATATTGAAGATAACAATGACTATGATAGATATTTAAATTATTTTAAGAATGTAGTAATAAAAAGTCCTAAAGTTAATTTAAATAGTAAAAGAATAACTTTTATAAAAGATGAAAAAGTTTTAAGAGGATTAAAACTTTATACTAAATTAAGATGAGGTGGTTGTAAGATGGATTTATCAGAGTTCAACAAACAAATGAGAAGTTTAAAACAAACTCCCGAAAAAGAACAAATAGAATTTATAAATAAACTATTTCCTTATGATTATGTTGAATGTTTAAATTATGTTTGTTTTTATAGATATTTTAAGGATTTTACAGAAAATGCTCAAAATGAAATTTATATAAATATTAAAACAGTATTTGAAGATTGTTTTAGTAAAAATAATAAAAGTGTTTATGTAAAAGTCTTTAAGCAATCTAGGTTTTTTGCTAATGTAGATGAGTGTCCAGAAATAGATATTAAACGTATTTTTTCTTCTTTATCACTTGATATTTTAAGAAAAATTTCTAAAGATATAAAATTGTTTAATAAAATACAAAAAAAATATAGAGTAAAAATTGCTTTTATAGAATCTATTTTTGAGAAGATAAATGATGACGATGATTTACTCGAAGTATATAAAAATATGAATGAAAAATTAAATGAAGGCATACTGCTTGAATTTGACAATGATTTCATAGAAAAAGATAGAAAACTAAGCTTTTTATTAATAAGACATTTTACAAAAATACTTACTAAAAGTTTTGATGAAACATTTCAGAGTTATTATTGGTACTATTATGTTCCTGATTATGTTTTAGAATTTAAAAAATCTATTCAAAACGAGTATATGTATAATAAGATGAAAAAATATTACACTTATTATTTTAGAAAATTTAAAGATTTTATAGCTGTTTGGATTACATATAGTTGTTTTATTAAACAAGACGAAGAAATGTACAATAAGTTTGTTGAAAAATTCAAACAATATGGATTAAACAATCAGATATATACACAATATTTTAAAGATTTAAAAAATTATTCTCTTTCTCTTTTTAAAGAAGAAGATACTAAAATCTATAATGGAATAATGATGTATAGAAAATTAAAATAATAAACTAAAGGTGGTAAACAAGAATGGATATTATAAATAAAGATTATAAAGAAATTCCTGAAAAAAATTATGAGGAAATTATTGAAGAAACATCGTTTACAAATGCTTCAATGGCTGATATTGAAAGATTAACTGAAAACATTATTGCAGGCTTGCCTAAGTTAGATAAATATGCAATAAGAAAAGAAATTGAGCAAATGGTTGTAAATGTATCTGAATCTCCTACAACATTTGATATAAATCAGGGATTAGCTTTAAGTCAAGCATATAGAGATAGATTGACAGAGATATATCTTAAAATTACTAAGGAAGTTAAGATAAGAAAAAGATGTATTGAAATGTTATTTGATGCAAATAACTTTATTAGTAAAGCTTCCAGTGCTGATAAAAGAAAAGGCGAAGCAAGTTTAAAATATCCTATGCAATTATTTCAATATGAAAATGCAAGTGCTTTTATGATTGAAATTGAACAAGTACTAAATAATATGAAAACAGTATTTGAAACAATTAGCAGACAAGGCAGTATGCTTTCATTACAAGTACAACTTGGAGAATATAAAAAGAAAAACACTACCTCATTATTTGATGAAATTAATGATGAAAATGGTGCAGAAGAAAGAGAAACAGTAAAAGAATTAAGTTGGTAACTTTTTTTGAAAAAATGGTTTAAAATTTCAAAAAAAGTATATATATTACAATGTAGTTGTAACTACATAAAAAAATAAATGTCTTTTGAAAAAGACCAAGAAAAGGAGCGAATTAATATGGCAACAAAATTTGATATGTCATGGGGCGATGTAACGTCAAACAATAATGGAGGTCCTACTGCTAGTTATTTAAGATTGCAGACAGGCGAGAACAAGATGAGAGTTGTTTCCGCACCTTCTAAGATTGAACTCCACTGGGAAGAAGCAATTGATGGTTCAAAGAAGAGAATTGTATGTATTGGTGCTAAGTGTCCTATTTGTAAGAAAGGTAAGACACCTCAGATTAGATTTCAGGTTAAGGTACTTGATAGGGCTGATGGTGAAGTAAAGATTCTTGAATGTGGCAAGCAAATTATTTCTGCTATTAAGAATTATGCTGTTGACCCTGAATATGGAGACCCAACTAAGTATGATATTAAGATTAAGAAGGAAGGTAGCGGTAGAGATACTAAGTATAGTATTCTTCCTTCTCCAAATAAAGGTGATTTAACAGAAGAAGAATTAACTAAGGTAGAAGAATCACCAACTATTGCTGAAATTAACAAGTTCAAGAGTGTTGATGATATTCAGGCTATGCAGTTAAAGTGTTTAGCTGATTCTATTGCAGACTTAGCAGATGATGATTTTATGACAAACTCAGCAGACCCAGATTGGGACGAGATTTAATTTATTAAAGGAGAAAACAAAATGGAAAATACAAGTTTAAATATAATTGAAATTGTAGGTACGATATCTACTGAACTTAAATTTGACCATGAATACTATGGCGAGAATTTCTATACATTTGATATTACTACAAATAGACTTAGTGATACAAATGATATTCTTCCTGCTATTGTATCTGATAGACTTATTGATGTTAAGGAATTAACCGTTGGCACAAGAATTAGTGTATCAGGACAGTTAAGGTCTTATAATGTTAAGGAGAATGAGAGATTAAAGCTTATTCTTAAAGTATTTGTTAGAGATATTACTGTATTAACAGAAGATGTAGAAGATAGTAATGTTATTGAACTTAATGGTTATATCTGTAAGCCAACTGTTTACAGACAGACACCCAAGGGTAGAGAAATTTGTGATGTAATTGTTGCAACAAACAGAGCTTTTGGTAAGAGTGATTATATTCCTACTATTTGTTGGGGTAGAAATGCTAAGTTTGCTAAGAATCTTGAAGTAGGCGATAATGTAAAGCTTACAGGTAGATTTCAGAGTAGAGAATACAGTAAGAGAGTTGCAGAAGATGAGTATATTACAAAAACTGCATACGAAGTATCTGTATCAAGAATTGAATGTATTAATGCAACAACTACCGTAGAAGAGGAAATAACTGAACCTGCTGAATAATATTCCAAAGTATTATTTAATATAACAAAAAGGAAACCTTAATTGGTTTCCTTTTTTATTACTCAAACTCATCAATACATATACTATAATCATAAGAAGTACCAACATTTTCTATTAGTTTTTTTAATTCAACTAACTTTTCAAAGTTTTCGCTTATAATTGTTGTATCCATTTTTTCTATATTATAAAATTTATTGTTTGTATAAAAATCTTCAATTATATCAACTGTTTCTTTATATATATTAAAATCTATTTCTCCCTTAGATAACAAATCTAATAAACTATTACAACCTTTTATTCCTAATATATTATAATAATATCTACCTCTTGTTGTAAATAATGACATACCTTTTACTTTGAAAATGAGTTTTAATTTTTTATCAATTATATCTTCATCGGATAATTGATAATGCGGAAAAGCTATATCGGTTCTTATTAATCTTATATCGTAAACAAGATTTAGTTCGTAATCATTACATATTTTTTTAAAATCAATGTTTTTATTATAACAATATTTTAAAATATCGTTATATAATGCTATTGAATCATTTCCCCAATAATTAACATACGCTGCATAATATTTGTTTTTTGCAAAAAAATTACCAGCCATAATAAATATTCCACCTTTCTTTTTTATAAAAAATTGTAATATTGTTTTATATAATATCACATTTATTATCTGTTGTCAAGAAAGACTATTTTTATATATTTTTAATCCCATACATTTATTTATAAGAAAATCAAAACGCTTTGAATAATCAAAATTTGTGACATACTCCCCACCTACGCTACGCTAAGAGGTGGGAGCTTCTGATTTAACAGATGTTTCCCACTCAATACATCTAATGATGTAAGTATCAATGGGCTAA